CCATCATGAAAAAATGGCAGCTGCTTTTGAGCGTGTGGCTAGGGGAGAGGTCAAAAGACTTATTATCAATATGCCTCCGCGGCATACAAAGTCCGAGTTTGCATCTTATCTACTACCTGCTTGGTTTTTGGGTAAATATCCACAGAAGAAAGTTATCCAAACCTCTCATACCGCTGAGCTTGCCGTTGGTTTTGGTCGTAAGGTTAGAAACCTCGTGGACTCGGACGCCTACAAGTCTGTATTCCCAGACATGGGCTTACAAAGCGATTCAAAAGCTGCTGGCCGATGGAACACGAACAAGGGCGGAGACTATTTTGCTATCGGTGTTGGAGGCGCTGTTACAGGTAAAGGCGCGGATATACTTATTATCGATGACCCGCACTCCGAGCAAGAAGCGGCTCTGGCAGAGGTAAACCCAGAGATATACGACAAGACTTACGAGTGGTACACATCAGGTCCTAGGCAGCGGTTACAACCAGGTGGCGCTATTGTCGTGGTTATGACGCGTTGGTCAAAGCGGGATTTGACGGGCAGGGTGCTTAAGTCTGCGATGCAGAGGAACGACGAGGGTTGGGAAGTAATTGAGTTCCCGGCGTTACTACCGAGCGGGCGCCCACTGTGGCCAGAGTTCTGGAGCAAGGGCGAGCTGGATGCACTGAAGCTTGAGTTGCCTAACAGTAAGTGGATGGCGCAGTACCAGCAGCAACCGACGTCCGAAGAGAGCGCGATAATTAAACGGGAGTGGTGGCAGAAGTGGGAGAAAGATAACCCGCCGAGCTGCGAGTTTGTTATACAGTCATGGGATACGGCGTTCCTCAAGACGCAACGGGCCGACTATAGTGCGTGTACCACATGGGGGATATTTTACAAGGATGATGCGACGGGAAGGCAACAGGCAAACATCATACTACTAGACGTGTTGAAGGAACGGATGGAGTTCCCGGAGCTGAAGGCTACCGCACAGCAGATGTACAAAGAGTGGGAGCCAGACAGTCTAATCGTCGAGGCTAAGGCGTCAGGTGCGCCGCTTGTGTTTGAGCTTAGGGCTATGGGTATACCGGTCCAAGAGTTTGTTCCGTCAAAGGGTAACGACAAGATTGCAAGGCTCAACGCGGTGTCAGACATATTTGCGTCAGGACGTGTGTGGGTACCAGAGACAAGCTGGGCAGAAGAACTGATAGATGAGGTAGCGTCATTCCCAGCAGGCGACCACGATGACTTGGTTGACTCGATGACACAGGCACTGTTGCGGTTCCGGAGAGGTGGGTTCTTGCAGTTGGACTCAGACTACGAGGATGACCCGATAGAGTTTAGACGTAGTAAGGGCAAAGCGTTATACAGTCTATGAGAGACATCGCTCGCAAACGCCAGAAGACTAAGGAATGGTCACTAAAAAATCCGAGGCGGGTGTGGGCAGGAGCTGCAGTGAAGGGTGCGAAGCACAGAATTAAGGGTAAAGAAATCCCTTTTAATCTGACGATAGATTATGTTGAAAGTATTTTAACAGAAAGATGCCCAGTATTTAACACAGAGTTTAAGTGGATGGGTAATAAAAAGGCGGGAGATGCTAGCCCAGCATTAGATAGAATAATTCCTTCAAAAGGTTACGTTATCGGTAATGTCGTGGTAATATCATGCAAAGCTAATAACATTAAAAGTGCTTACATGTCAACCGATATATTTAAAGTAGCGGAATGGCTACAAACTATTGAAAACCAAGGATAAATATGGCAACTAATATAGATAAAGGGGCATACGCTGCTCCACAAGGGTTAGAAGAATTGGCCGCTAGTCAGGATATGCCTGATTTAGAGATTACAATCGATAACCCAGACAGCGTAGAGATTGGGATTGATGGTTTGACCATAGAATTATCCCCTGGTGCTGAGACAGATGAGGAATTTAGTGCAAACTTAGCCGAGTTTATGGACTCAGGTGCGTTAACAGAGGTTTCTGGCGACTTACTTGGCGACTTTGACGGTGATATTAGCTCTCGTAAAGAGTGGCTAGACACTTATGTAGACGGTATTGAGCTGTTAGGCATGAAAGTAGAAGACCGTACAGAGCCTTGGCCTGGTGCGTGTAGCGTTTACCACCCGTTATTAGCTGAAGCGTTGGTTAAATTCCAAGCTGAGACCATGATGGAGACATTTCCAGCTGCAGGTCCAGTAAAAACACAGATAGTTGGCAAGATTACCCCCGCAAAAGAAGAAGCAGCGAGCCGCGTTAAAGAAGATATGAACTATCAATTGACCGAGGCTATGCCAGAGTATCGCCCAGAACATGAACGCATGCTGTGGGGCCTAGGATTAAGCGGTAATGCCTTTAAAAAGGTGTATTTTGACCCGTCAATTGAGCGTCAAGTAGCAATTTATGTCCCAGCTGAGGATGTAGTTGTGCCTTACGGCTCTTCATCTCTACAAACAGCGCCACGTGTAACCCACGTTATGCGTAAAACAGAGAACGAGCTTAAGAAACTACAGGTTGCAGGGTTCTATCGTGACATTGACCTAGGCGAACCATCACATACCATTGATGAAGTTGAGAAAAAGATTGCCGAGAAGATGGGCCTCAACGCTACAATGGACGACCGCTACAAACTTCTAGAGATGCACGTCGATTTAGACCTGCCAGGCTACGAAGACGAGGATAAGAACGGTAATTTAACTGGAATTGCCCTACCATACGTAGTAACTATGGAAGCCGGCACAGGTGAAGTGCTTGCAATCCGCCGTAACTGGGACCCAGAAGACGAAACTAAACAAAAACGTCAGCATTTCGTACACTATAGCTACATTCCAGGCTTTGGCTTCTACGCATTTGGTCTAATCCACTTGATTGGCGCGGCTGCTAAGTCAGGTACTATGCTTTTACGTCAATTAGTAGATGCAGGTACACTATCTAACCTTCCAGGCGGCTTTAAAACACGCGGTCTACGCATTAAAGGCGACGATACACCGATTGCCCCAGCTGAATTCCGTGATGTTGACGTACCTAGCGGCACAATCCGGGACAATATTTTACCGTTACCATACAAAGAGCCGTCACAAGTTCTACAAAGTTTGATGAACCAAATCGTAGCTGATGGTCGTTCCTTTGCTAATGCGGCAGACTTACAAGTGTCTGACATGTCAGCAAACAGCCCAGTGGGTACAACCCTAGCTATCCTTGAGCGTACATTGAAGGTGATGAGTGCAGTTCAAGCTCGTATTCACTATGCGATGAAACAAGAGTTCAAGTTATTGGCCGGTATCATTCGTGATTACACACCTGATGACTACAGCTACGACCCAGAAGAAGGCGACCGTAAAGCTAAACAAGCTGATTACGATATGGTTGAGGTTATTCCAGTCTCAGACCCTAACGCAGCGACGATGTCACAGAAGGTTGTGCAATATCAAGCAGTTATGCAAATGGCACAAGCTAACCCAGATATCTACGACATGCCAGAGCTAAACAAACAGATGCTTGAAGTGCTAGGCGTTAAGAATATCGGCAAGTTAATCCCAGCGATTGACTCTGAAATTCCAAAAGACCCAGTGTCTGAAAACATGAGCATGATTACGGGTACACCAGCTAAAGCCTTTATCTACCAAGACCACGAGGCGCACATCCAAGTACACATGGCTGCGATACAAGACCCTAAAATAGCCGCAATGATTGGCCAAAGCCCTAAAGCACAACAAGTACAAGCTGCTTTTGCTGCGCACATCAGTGAACACATAGCGTTTGCATACCGTCAACAAATCGAAGAGCAACTAGGCACAAGCTTACCAGCTCCGGATGAGAAGTTAGACGAACAAGTTGAAGTTCAGCTATCTCGATTAGTAGCTCAAGCAGCACAACAGCTGTTACAGAAAAATACAGCAGAGCAACAACAGCAACAGGCTCAACAACAAGCGCAAGACCCGATGATTCAAATGCAACAACAAGAATTACAACTTAAAGCACAAGAAATCCAGATTAAAGCCCAAAAAGCTCAAGCGGATATCGAAGTGGATAAAGCTAAGATTCAAGTTGACATCATGCGTATCCAATCAGAAGAACGCAAAACAGGCGCTCAAATTGGTGTTAAATCTATGTCGGATAAAGCTCGCATGGAGCAGGACGCTGCTAAATTCCAGCAAGAACAACACGCTGAAGGCGTGCGTATTGGGGTAGACATGGCTAAAACTAGAAGCCAACAACCGTCTAAACAAATGTCTAAACAACCTAAAGAGGAATAAGAATGAATGAAACGCTAGAGTATTTGATGTCACAAATCGAAGAACGGCGCACAGCAATTATCGAATCACTTGGCGATGGTGCAGCCAAGGATTTCGGTGCCTATCAACAATCTGTCGGTATGGTTCGAGGTCTACTTACCGCGCAGTCTTTAATCTCAGACCTCGCAAAAAATATGGAGAATTACGATGAGTAACCTAGACATAGGTCGAGCAATTGACCTATCGGAAATGGTAGAAGCAGCAAAAGAGTCACCAGATGCAACAAAAGCCGCTCAACTACCACAACCAAAAGGCTATCGTATTCTATGCGCCGTACCAGATGCAGCCGATGAACATGAGTTAGAAAGCGGACTCAAGTTAGCAAAAGCTTCTGAGACTAAACGTATAGAAGAAAATGGCACTGTAGTATTGTTCGTGCTTAAATTAGGCGACCTTTGCTATAAAGAAGAAGCGAAGTTCCCTACAGGTGCATGGTGCAAAGAAGGTGATTTTGTACTTACCCGTGCGTATGCAGGTACTCGTTTTAAAATCCACGGAAGAGAATTCCGCATAATCAACGATGATACTGTCGAGGGTGTAGTAGACGACCCACGCGGTTATACTCGCGCTTAGGAGATAGATATGGCAGCACAACCAGAGTTTGATGAAGAGTTTGAGTTTCCGGATGAACAGGAAGCAAAAGCTGAAGTAAAGATTGAAATAGAAGATACGGACGATATCGATATTGAAATTGAAGACGATACCCCCGTACAGGACCGCAACCGCAAACCCTTACCAAAAGAAATAGTTGATGAGCTTGAAAATGACGAGCTAACCGACTACTCATCTAAAGTTAAAGAACGTATGTCACAACTTAAAAAAGTTTGGCATGACGAGCGCCGTGCAAAAGAAGCGGCTGACCGTGAACGTGAAGAAGCTGTTAAGTTTGCTCAAACACTTGTAGAACGCAATAAAAAGTTAATGAGTAACCTTACAAGTGGGGAACAATCACTTATACAAGCGTCTAAGACATCTGCGGAACACGAGATGAATTTGGCTAAGAAAGATTACCGTGAAGCCTATGATTCAGGCGACACAGACAAGATTATTGATGCGCAACAACGAATGAATGAAGCGCAATATAAACTCACTCAGGTACAAAATTATCGTCCTCAATACGATAGTGCTTTACAAAATCCTGAAGATGATGTATATATACAACCTGAACGGCCTCAAGTGCCAAAACCCGACCGTAAAGCTCTTGCTTGGCAAGATAAGAACAGTTGGTTTGGGCAAGATGAAGAAATGACTAGCTTAGCTTTGGGGCTGCATGAGAAGTTAGTCAGAGCAGGTACTAACCCTACCTCAGAAGAGTATTACACTACCATCGATAAAACGATGCGCAAACGATTCCCAGAATACTTTGGGGATGATTCGCTGGACGAAGAAGTACCCGCCCAACGCAAAAAACCGTCAGCTGTAGTTGCCCCGGCCACGCGTAGTACCGCGCCTAAAAAAGTACATATGTCACCTTCTGCTCTAGCCTTGGCTAAGAAATTGGGATTGACACCGGAACAATATGCACGTGAGACAATTAAACTGGAGAATAAAAATGGTTGATACAACTAGACAAAATCGTGAACTAGAAACTCGTGAGACTTTTCAACGTCAGGCACAATGGGCACCAGCTGCTTTATTACCTGAAATTAAAAAGACGGCCGGATGGGCCTATCGCTGGATTCGAACAAGCATGGCTGGTCAAGCTGATGCAACCAATGTTTCTTCAAAAATGCGTGAAGGTTGGGAACCCGTCAAATTGTCGGAACATCCTGAACTGCACTTATATATAGATGGCAACTCTCGCTTCAAGGATTCTGTAGAAGTGGGTGGCCTATTACTATGTAAAACACCCGAAGAATTTGTAGACCAACGTTCTGCTTATTTCAATAATCAGACTCAGTCCCAGACTGATGCGGTAGACAACAGCTTCATGAAAGAGAACGACGCACGTATGCCCTTGTTTAAGGAAAAGCGTACCACTACATCGTTCGGTAAAAAATAATTTTAGGAGATATATATGGCTACTACTGCAGCCCCGTACGGTCTTCGTCCTATCAACCTAATTGGTGGTCAGCAATTCGCTGGCTCAACACGTCAATTAAAAATCGCTAGCGGTTATGCTGCTAACATTTTTTACGGTGACGTTGTTGCAATTGGTACAGACGGAACTATCGTAAAAGTAACAAACGTAGGTACAAACGCAGACGCATTCCCAGCTGGTACAGTTGGTGTGTTCTTAGGTTGTTCATACACAAGCCCATCTTTAGGCTACTACTTGCAATCACAATACTGGCCTACCGGCACTGTAGCTTCAAATGCTACAGCTTACGTATGTGATGACCCAGATACATTGTTCCAAATCCAAGCAGATGATGCTGTGACTCAAACAATGCTAGGTTCTAACTTTGGCGTGAATCAAACAGCAGGTTCTACAACTACTGGCGATTCAAAAATATCATTAGACGTTGGTACTCGTGCTACAACAAACACTATCGCATTGCGTTTAGTAGATTTTGTAAACGGCCCATTCTCTACTGTTGGTGACGCATACACTGATTGTATCGTTAAATTTAACTTTGGTATCCATACGTATTACAATGGTACCGGTGTTGGCGATTAAGGAGATTAAATAATGGCTATTTCACGCGCACAGCTCCTTAAAGAGCT